TATAGACCTTTTTTAGTTAAAGAAGAGAAATTATTGGTTTTAGCATTGGAAGGTGAAGATGTAAAAGAAATAACGACTGCCATTAAGAATGTTATAAAGTCTTGTATTCAGACAAAAGGAATTAAAGTAGATACACTTCCTACATTTGATATTGAGTATCTATTTTTAAATATAAGAGGTAAGTCTGTCGGAGAAGATCTTGAAGTTAAACTTCTTTGCCCTGATGACAATGAAACTTATGTTCCCGTGAAGGTTCTTATTGATGACATCAAAGTAGTAAAGAGCGATGAACATACCAAGCAAATCAAATTAGATTCTAACTTGATGATGGAGATGAAGTATCCTTCTCTTGCAGAGTTTATTAAAAATAATTTTGATTTTGGGCAAGATGCAAGTATGGATCAGTCCTTTGATTTGATTGCTTCATGTATAGATAAAATTTATAATGAAGAAGAGGTTTGGGCAGCAGCTGATTGCACTAAGAAGGAGATTACTTCTTTCTTGGATCAAATGAATTCCTCTCAGTTTAAAGAGATTGAAACTTTCTTTGAGACTATGCCTAAATTATCTCATACAGTAAAGGTTAAGAATCCTAAGACTAAAGTAGAGAGTGAAGTTGTATTGGAGGGACTTTCAAGTTTTTTCGGATAGGAATGATATACATGAGTTTGGAAAATTATTTTAAACTTAATTTTTCACTCATGCAGTATCATAAATATTCATTAACTGAGATTGAAAACATGATTCCTTGGGAAAGGGATGTGTATGTTGAAATGTTGAGAGCACACTTAGAGGAAGAGAAACTCAAACAACAACAAGCGAATGCCAAGTAAAAAGAAAAATATAATAGAGTCTTTAAGAAGTGCTCATGATCCTCATTTTAAATTAGAGGGTAGAGTTGAAGAGCTTGAGAAAAAGTTACCTATTCAACTTGCTGATTTACATAAGACATTAAGTAAGTCCTTTGGAATGCAAAGGAAAACTTTGATTCGTGTTCTTGAACTTGAGAAAAAGATTGCTGAATTACAAGCAGCGAAGGAAAAGGTAGAGGAAGTAGTAGAGGATATAGGGGAGGATAAGATAGAGGAAGTAGTAGAGGATATAAAAGAAGAAAAAGCACCTGAAGAAGAGACATCTGAAGAAGAGATACCTGAGGGACTGGATGATGTTTTAGATGATATACGTGGTGAAAAAGAAGAAGGTGGTACAGAAACAAAGAAACCTGCAGCAACCAAAAAGAAACCAAGGAAGAAACCTACTGCAAGAAAGATACCAAAGAAAAAACCAGTAGCAAAGAAGAAAAAGATTAGTGCAGAATCTTTAAAGAAGGGAACTGTATTGGATCCTGATTTTAAATCACGAGTGATGGGTGAAGATGAAGAAGGTGAATATTTGACTGGTGAAGAAAGGAAGATAAGATTTAAAAAATCTAAAATTTCAGCTGATGATATTAGGGGAACAAAACCTGTAGATCCACCTCCAGAACTTCCTGCAGGTAAAGATGATAAAGAAACAGAAGGTCTTAAAGGAATAAGAGATGTTCTAGATGATATATTAAAGGTATTGCGTTTAGATTTTAAGGATGATAGAAAGGAAGCAAGGGATGCTCAGAAAGAAGCAGCACGAAAGAAAAGAGGTAAAAGAGAGGATAAGTTAGAAGGGGTAGGAAAAGCAGCTGGTGGAATTGGAAAAGCTATTAAAGCAATGGTGAAACCATTTAGTAGTATCTGGGATATTGTAATGAATTTCGTCAAGACTGTTATACTTGGAGTGCTTTTAAATAAAGTACTTAAATGGTTTGGTAATCCTGCGAATCAAGATAAGATAAAGAGTCTTGGAAAGTTTTTTAGGGATTGGTGGCCTGCCTTAACGACTGCTGCTCTTTTATTTCTTACTCCTTTAGGTGGATTGGTAAAAGGTGTAGTGGGTCTTTTAACTGCTATTATTCCAAAATTAGTGATGGCTATTGCTGCGAATCCTTGGGCAGCCGCTGCTGTGTTGGGAGGTGTTGCTATTTGGGGTGTAGCCAAAATGGCTGGTGGGGGTGGTAAAAAGAAAGAAAAACCACAAAAAGAGGTTATACCTAAAGAGGAAATTCAAGAAACTGGTAATCAGGTAGAAATGAGTGGTGGAGGAGTGGTTCCCAATGTAGTTGATGCTCCCAAATCTGCTCAGAATTTTATTCAAAAATATAATCAAGGTGGTTTAGTTCAGCATCTTAATGAAGGTGGTAAGGCCACAACTATGAGTGACGAGTTAGGACATACTAGGGGTACGGTAACTGATCCAAAAGAAAAAGCAAGAATCGAAGCAGAGACGCTTTTTTGGCTTAATAAAGAACGAACAGAATTTCTTGGATTACCTCCTTTAGATAAAATAACTCTTGCGGAGGGTGTGGAACTTACAAAAGCAATGGGTAAAGAATATTATGGTGGTGGAGTAAAAGAAACATCAGATACTCAGAGTGATTTTGATACCATGACGAAGACTACGTGGAAGACAAAATCAAGAGGTGCTGAAACTATTTTTCAAGGATCAGTAGGTCAATTAACAGAAGAGGATAAGCAGAATTATCTTGCATCAAACCCTCAAGCGAGACTTGTACAAGCCCTCAATCAGCAGATTGAAATGGATAATTTAGGTGCTGACATATCTGCAAGTGCCAAAATGAATGGTGGTGGATCGGTTAAAGGATTTAATAAAGGTGGATCGGTTAAAGGATTTAATAAAGGTGGTGAGGTTCCTGGAAGTGGTAATAAGGATACAGTTCCTGCGATGTTAACTCCTGGTGAGTTTGTAATGAGTAAAGGAGCAGTTCACAAATATGGTACTGATACTTTAGAGAACATGAATGCAGCTGCTGGTGCTCCTTCTTCTTCTAAATCTTCAGGTGATAAGGAAGGTACAGTTCCTGCAATGTTAACTCCTGGTGAATTCGTTGTTTCAGCACCTGCAGTTCAGCAGTATGGTGTTGATACAATGGAGTCCATGAATTTGAAGGGTGGTGGTAATAACAAACCCGAACTCAAAGAACCTAATGTAGAAGTTAATAATGGAGGGTTAATTAATAATTATAGAAATATGCAATCTAATCATTATTCTACAGGAGGAGTGGTAAAATACTTCCAGAGTGGAGGATTAGTCCAATACTTGCAAGGGGGAGGTGAAGTAGGAGGATGGAAGAGGTGGGGATTAGGTGCTGTTGATTTTATGACTGCTGGTTTAACTGACTTTGATAAACGTGGCAGTATGGCAGATGGTGCTAAGAGAATGGCAGAAAAGATGGTACCAGGAAAACCCAACGTACAACAGGGTGAGAATAAAACAATTACTTTACCTACTATTCCTAAACAGGATCAATCAAGGACTAGAAGTAATTCGGATGTTCCTCAGTTTAGAATTCCTATACAATCTGCTCAAAGATCTCTGGTGTTATCATCTTTGGGTATTGCAGATTTGATAGGAGGATAATAAGATGGTATTAGGAATGGTAGCAAGAGGACTAGGTAAAAGTCTTTTAAAAGGGAGAAAGAAAAAGGTAAGCACCGATAAATTGATGAATAGGGGTGGTAAAGAAGGAGATAAAGGTGTAAAAAAGGAAGAAAAGGGTGGAGCATTAGCAGTTAGACCTAGTATGGGGTTAGTTCCTACTGCACAGGATCTTGCTCCAGTAAGTAAAACTACAGGAGATTCGGATGTAGTTATTATCAAGAAGCAAGTAATACAAGTAAGAGATATATTAAAAGATACTCAGAG